TATCTGGCGAACGCCAAGTTGCGCCGTCACTGGATCAGATTCAGCCAGACCACATTGCCCGATACGAGTGGGCCAGAAGCAAGGTTGACGGGTTTATCAAATCGAACGGGACATAATCGGCTTCCAGCAATTCCAGCGCGTAGGGAATCCGCGATCCGAACGGCGCGGCGGCTTTGGTGACATGTTGCGCAAACACTTCCCCGTCGCGTAGCCATGAACGGCACACGAGGCGCTCCATTTCCGGCCCCGGCAACTCGCCGGTCACTTCGGGGGACTGCCAGAATTCGGCCCACAGTTCCGAGAGTTGCCGGTTCAGCGCTTCATCGGGCTTGCGTTCCGCGCCGGAAACCGCCATGGGTTCAATACCCACGCCGCAACCGACGATGTTGGTCACCAGATCATCAAGAACGCCAACGGCCAGATCATGGTTTTCATCCAGATGCCGGCCATATTCCCGCAGATACTGGCGGCTGTTATCCACCACGGCGTCCGCTGATGCGTTATTCCCCCGGCGCGGGCGCTGAGAGGTAATCGCTACAGCTTCATAGTAACGCTGTGCGGCTTTGAGACGGGCTTGGCCGGCGACACGCTGCGCGGCCCAGGCAGGGTTGACCCAGGCAATGAGGCTAGTTAGCGCGTCCATGTCGCCGAAGAGTAGGGCTTGCCGGTAGACGTGCCAGTGTTAATGGCAATCGCGGTCTGCAACTGATTGATATAGTTGCGTAACTGCGGAACTTCTGCTGCGGTAAACGCGACGCGCTTATCGCCTATCGACAACGAGACGGTTTGCTTGCCAATCGACAAGGCATGGTATGCTGACTGGGCTTCAGTAAGCCAAGTTGTGAGCGTAGCGAGCGAAATTCCGGCATAGACATTCATTTTTGTAATGAACTATAAACATGCTAGAAGTCAAGCTTTTTTTTACACAATAAAAAACCCGCACGGAGCGGGTCATTGATTAGCTATGAGATTATCCGGGAATCCAGGATAGTTGCCCATGCGGCATTAACCAGCGCACATAGCCCGCCGGAGTCAGCGCATAGCCGTTCAGCTTGCCCTGGCGAATTGGCTGAATCACGCCGGCAGACAACAGCGACTCAACAGCGGCTTCATCAGCGGGTTTGGGCTGCCAGAATAGCGAACCGGCAATGGCTGAAAAGACAGCAGATTCATGTCGGGTCATGATGAATACCGCCACGGGCTACGCAACGCCCCACGCTGGCCGACGGCCCGGTGCGTCATAATCCCGGTTGCCAGTGCCCGCTGAATCCCGGTTGCGGACTCGCTGAACCGGGCGAGTCTGCCAGAGAGCGTTCCGACCGGGATGCGGTATTGGCGCGCCAATTCGGTTATGCGCCAGTGACGGTCTTCGTAGATGATAAATCGGGGACTGGGCATCGCCGTGCCTCCACAACCAAAGTTCGCAATCCATCCTCGTAGGGAATCACCGGACTGAGCGGGTCTCGCTGTCCGTACCATCCGACCACGTCCCAATCGCAATCCTTCAATAGCGCCTCGAATTGCTCCTTCGTGTAATGCCGGTGGTGAAACGGCGCGGTATCCGGCGAATAGGGAATCACTGCTTCATTCGGGACGCTGCACAGCAGGCGGTCGGCGGGGATGGAGTGCAGGAACGGCTTGGGATTGGCTAGATGTTCGATCAACTCAAACGCTGTGGCCCAGTCCGCCGGTTCATGCCAGTGGAATCGCTCGTTATCCAGATCGGCGGCGTGATACGTGATGTTGTCGCGCCGATAGTGCGCCTTGGCGTACTCCAGCGATTCATCGCTGCGTTCAACCATCAGTACGTGTTTGGCTGCCTCCGCCAGAATATAGGAGCCGTAGCCAATTCCGGCGCCAAAATCCATGATAAACCCGTCAACCTTGCTTCTGGCCCACTCGTATCGGGCAATGTGGTCTGGCTGAATCTGATCCAGTGACGGCGCAACTTGGCGTTCGCCAGATAGCAATACCGTCGATTCTGGCGCGGCTGGCTGCCTTACCATGGCGCGAAACCGGGCGCGATTGGCGGGGATTTTTCGCGGATCGTCGCGGTATCCGTACAGCCAGTTGCGTTGATTGATGTTGAGGAATGCGGAATCACCCGGCGCTAATACTGTCAGTCCAGCAGACTCCAGTTTCCCTACCCAATAAGCGACGCATGGATGACCGTCCTCGACTACCCCGCTGCGATGGGCGCTGTAATCCGCGCCGAACACCCGGATTTCCGTAACGCCAATATAGGCGGCGTATACCAGGATATAGGCGACGCTGTTATGGAACCATTCACCGTGCATCGGATTAATTCCGCACCGTAACCAGTTCCACACCTCGCGGAACGGAAAGGCGTGAACGTGCGCCGGCCAGCCGTCCAGGTTATCGGACGTGATAATAGGCCGATCATGATTCCACAGCGCCGCGCCGTAGCGGGGATATTGATCGGCTTCGCCTTGAATATGGTCCATCACGAACAGCAAATCATGGCGAAACAGCGTCACTCCCCGATTCAGCGTCCAGATTTCATCGACATCGGCCAGGGAGTCGGATAGGTCATTTTCGAAACACGCGCCGACATAGGCGTTGCGCGACGGCCCCATGCAGACGAGGGCAACGATTTTCGGTGTCTTTCCAGTCGGGTGAGTCCAGTTCAAGTGCTATCTCCTAATCCACGGTTGCCCCGAAGGGCGTTGAATAAATCCAGACAGCGGCGCTTTTTGCGCCGGCATAGCGACCGGCTGCTGGGCGGGTTGCCTAGCCAATGATGCCCAATCCACCGGACGGGCGAGTAGAGCCGCCAAGTTCATCACTCGAATATCCAGAGCCTCGTTGCGCCGGCCTTTGGGGCAAAACCATTCCCGCACGGGATGGCCTTTGCTGTACTTCGTGCGCACTTGCTCAGCCGTGAGCATGTCGAAATAATCCTCGTTGTACGCTATCGGGAAATGGCAGTAACCCGGCCCGTGATCGGCGATGCGAAGGCGCGCATACCAGGCGTCTTTGCCGGTATCCACGCCGATATGCCATACTTGCGCTTTGTACTTTTGCGACTTGCCGGCTTTGTGACTCCAGACCGGGCGCGGCCCGGCCATGCCTTTCGTGGCGTAAATATGCCGGCCCTTGCGCTCACTACAGAATGCGTACACTTGCGCGGTATGATGACCGCCGGAATCAACACAGGCGGCGCTGACCCGCAACACGCGACCGGTTTCCGTGCGCCATTCGCCTTTGAGAATGCCGTCCAGTTGCTCCCAAACCGCCGTGCGCGCCGGGTCGCCGCGCAAGACGTGGTATTCCACTCCCCACGATTCCGGCGGTTCATCACGGGAGGTTTGCCGCCAGCCGACAATCTCCAATTCCAGACGGTCATCCTGGCAATCCACGCCGGCTGTCAGGTAGAGAATGCCGGCGGGCAGTCGGGCGGAAGTGTAGTTTTCTCGGCGGGAGAGTAGGGTTGCAGGATCGGATTTTTCGGTTTCCTGCTCCCAGGTTTCGCCTAAAGAAACATTCACCCAAACTTTTAAAGTCTCTGGCGATTGTTTAGCGAACAGGAAATCTTTAACAATATCTGACCATCGACGCCAAGGAGAATAAAGCTCATTGATATGAAATCCTGCTATTCCATTGCAAGGTAATTCTGCTATCCATTGACCTTGCTGCAACATGCTTTGTTTGCTGGATTCATTAATCAGCGCAGCGCAAGATCGGCAAACATAACCTGCGCTCGATGGATTTCCGGGAAGCCATTGAATATTTTTCCATTCCAAAAACTGCATTTCCCCGCAATGCGGGCAAGGCACATAATACCGTCGCTGATCAGAATCATTAAACGCCATTTCGATACGCGAATTCCCTTTGATCGTAGGTGTGCTGGTCATCACGATCCGGCGATTCCAAAACGTAGCCGTTCGTTTGACTGCTAACGCGACAGGATCGCCTTCGGTTCCGGCGCTCACCGGATAACGATCTACCTCATCACAAAGAACAATGCGAATGGGCCGGGAAGCTAATGAAGAGGGACTGTTTGCGCCCGTCATCACAATGAACCCGCCTGGAAACCATTTGTAAAGAAGCGTGTTCCCTGCGCTTTTTGATTTTGGATCAGCAATTCTACCCTGCAAAGCGGGAGTATCCCGAACCATAGGCGCAAGACGATCTCTGGAAAATGTCTCAGCCATTTCAACGGTCGGCATTACCATTAAGATAGGAGATGGATCATGATGAATATGATAACCAATAACATTTTCAATTAAAACAGTTTTTCCTACCTGCGCGGAAGTCATCAATACCACAGTATGCACGCCGGGTTCATTTAATGCGTCCATCATGCCGGATTGATAGGGCGCTTTTAACGTGGAATAGCGCCCCGGTTCAGCAGCCGATTCAGCGCTCAATCGGCGTTCCGTGTTCGCCCACTGCGAAACTGTAAAATTAGGCGGCGGTTTCCATGACCATCCTCTATTGAGCGCCGCACTAATAACAGGCGAAAGATTACTCATATCCTCCCATCATACCAAAAAACCCGGCATTGCTGCCGGGCTGTTTAATTACCCATTCCTTTCCGATCCAGTCCGGTCCGTTCCTCTCCTTTCCGCTCCGTCCCGAGGCCATCCGATCCATTCCGCTCCCCTACAATCCACTCCTCTTGATGCTTTCGCACCAGGAACAGCGCCGTTTCCGGTGATGTTCCTTGCTGAAAAAGCCCATTCCGTTCCGGTCCTATCCACGGCAATCCATTCCATTTCATTCCGCTCGGCTCCATTCCGGTCCCTTTAGCGCTAAAGCCCGTTCCTCTCCCATCCGTGCCTCTACCCTCCAGTCCGTTGCGTTGCTTTCCACTTCCATCCGTTCCTTGTCTACCTTCAAAATGTGCTATGCTAAACACATTTAGGTAATAGTAAATCACTTTTTGAGACTTTGCAAGCCATGATTACACAAGAGCAGATCAAAGCAGGACGGGCGATGTTGGGATGGTCGCAGGCAAAATTGGCGGAAGTTGCCGGAATGACGAGGGAAGGCGTC